GACCTCAAAAGGGATATTGAACTGGACTAACCAATAATAGATTAGCTCTGAAGTAATTACCTCATTACTATTCTTTTGGTTTAGGTCCTCTTTGAACCATGTTGCAGACTGTTTATCATTGATGTAGTCAGTAATTTTTTTGACATCATCTGGTTTAAGTCTGTTTAGAAAATCATCAGGCACGTTCTCTGTGAGAAGCATGTACTTGATGTATGCTGCGCCTTCTTCTGTAGTTTTTTCTTCTTTACCAAAGAAGGCCTTTTTATACTGCGACTCCCATTTTGATACAGAAACTAGAGAATGCTCAAAACAGAGCTCCGTGGCATCAAAGTCCTCGGAAGCTGATACACTGATAGTAAGCATTCTCTAGTTCCCTTCTGTATCGGTTTAGTAGCTGAACACCCAGTCAGTACTGCCAGTCAAGACATAAGAGGCAGTGGTCGGAGCTGCAGTGACCTCAGCAGTCTCTCCAATACCAAGTGCTGTCTGGGCACCAGGTGTGGCTTCCACACCATCAAGCTGCCAAGCAACGCCAGTGACTGTCGGAATAGTAATGACGTGAGTAGTGTCATTGTAAGATGGCTGGTTCTCGAAGAGACCCATGTCAACTGTGGTAATGCCAGCTTCAAAGATGGCAATAACAGATGCCGGACTCGGAAGCTGAGGGTCACCAGACTCTCCATAAAGAAGGTCTTCAAGAGTCGTAAGATCCACCGAATCAACCTTCGTCGAGTCGATAATCAGCTGAGCCGTCGGCTTAAGTGTTCCGCCAGCAGAAATTGGAGTCGTTGCAACCTCCCACGAGAACGTAATCGCCTCGGGAGAGTCATTAATCGTCGCATAAGCCTTCTCTGAAGGAGCAGCAGTTGCACCATAAATCAAGTGCAGCTTGTAGCCGTAGTCCGAACCATCAATGTCGTTACCAACGTTGGTGCGGTAGCAGAACCCAAAGGTGCTACGACTCTGCTGTCCGACATTGACGCCAGGGACAGGAGAGGCAACACCATCGAACTGAAGAAACTCATCTGGGAAGGTGTAAGCTTCGATCGTTGCGCCGAATTCTTCGGCAGATCGAAGGTCAAGGTACTTAATGTTGTCAGCATACAGCGCTGTGGCTTCGGCACCAGAAGGTGATTCCGTAACCGTTGTGAGGCCATTCCAGGCTACACCATCGCTATAAGCTCCATTTCCATCTGGGATGTAGAGCACACCGCGGTCGACGCCAGTTTCATACAGACGCTCCCCGGTATTATCCCAAGTAAGTCGGGCCATTCTAATTCCTCCTAGTAGTAGATCGAGAAGACGTCATGGTTGAGACCGGACGTCACAAAGTGGCGACTAAATGCGCTCAATGGTAGTTCTGAGAGAGCATCAATCGGATCACCGTCAGGGTTTTGATCGATGTACGTGACTTGATAACGCTGCCGCAGATTGTATGCGATGTTATCGCCTCTTTTGACAGATTGGTTATCACGTTCATAGACAATGCAAGGATATTGCAATTGTCGATCAGGAGGTGGTTGAAAGTATACATTGTCGCTGCCAAGAACATCTATTAGAATATCATGGAGCAATAATCTCTGGGACAGGCCCATTGTATACACCTCCCAATGAAAGGATTAGGCGGGGTCTCTCCACGTCGACTGAGTTAACAGTCCAGAGAAACCCCGCCCACTCCACGTACTTGATCTGAAGATAATTCCCTAGTGCGTAAGCGTCGGCAACGATTGAGATTCGGTTCTGCAACCGTACATCATCGTTAACCTTCTCGGACGCTGACGTCGAACGCAGGTCATTGAGAATATCTCCATAATAGGCCCGCTCGGTGATCTCGTCCGACCACACACCCGGTACGGTTTCTTCGGACACACCGTATCCGATCTTGCCGTAGAAGCGTGCCATGATGATCCTTTCTTAGACTCCAGTGAAGTCCCACTCGTCGATAGCATCGCTGCTGAAGTGGTAACCAGTGTCGGCCACAGCAACAACGTGCAGAGTCACACCATCGGCCACAGCAACCGGAGCACCAGTCGTCATGACGGTACCAGTTGAGGTGTTCTGGTGGTAGACAACACCAGTAATGGTCGGAACTGTAACCTCGTCACCATCGAACGCAGGCTCAGTCGGAACCACGAGCTCAGAGTCAGCATCAGTCTGACGGAAGACCAGAGCAGCCTTAGGCACCGTAAGAGCACCGGAAACCCGGGTCTCGATCAGGTAAATCAGCTTGTTGTAGTCGAGGTCGAAGTCGTCAAACATGGTAGCCATACCACCACGGTCTGCACCAAGAGTGTAGTCCGCAAGGTTAACCATGATACCAACAAGAGTGGAGTCACGCTCCATAACCTCAACCGGCACGATCTCCTTAACACGAAGAACTGCCGCAATGTCCTGCAGAGTGTTGTAGATACGACGTCCAAAGCTGTCCTTGACAGTAAGGAACGAAGAGATAACATTCTCTGTCGTGTAGAACGTGGGCGTACCAGATCCCTTGTAGTAACGACGGTGGCTGATGGCTGCGTCGATGAGCTCATCGATCGTAGATTCAGCATCACCAAGGTTCACGTTGACTGTAGTGACATACAGCTCAGCGTCCGTAGCAACCGGACGAACCTTGGTCTCGATGATCTTGTCATCGTGGCCATTGGAGCGACCATCGGCGCAAAGAATAGCACCAGCAAGCTCCTCGTCCAGCATAACCTTCATCTCAGCCTTCAGCCAGGTCACAACGTCGAGGTCGACAATGTCGATCACGTCGTCACGGTCAAGCTTCTGCTTCTTGTAGATGGTCTGAGGAGTCGTCTCTCGCTTCGACATCTCGAAGAACTCTTCGTTCTTCAGGTTACCCTTGACGTAACCACGAGCACGAGCCTCGTCCGGGGTAATGTCAGCAGAGATAGTCTTGATCCGAGAGAATGGGCTCTTGCGAACCGATCCCAGAACCTTCTCGACCCACTCCATACGGCGAGAAACAAACTGCGGTGAGTTCTCGCGGACCTTGGCATCCGGGAACAGATACTCAATGTTCTCGATACCGTGCTGCAGCTGTCCATCAACGGTCACGCCATTGTGAACGATGAAGTTCTCAACTGCCTGCTTAAGAGAACCGTTCCTCTTAGCATCTTCGACAATGGCCTTTACATCATCGTGGGAGAGGCTGGCCTGTGGCCGAATTGCCTGGTCGCCGCCCCGCGCGTTCTCAAACACGTTATGCGTCATGCTGTTGTCCTCCTGATTGTCGTTGTGCTGGACGGCGTCGCCGGCCTCAGCGTCTGAATCATCGGAGTCTTCAGAGCCCTCAGAGCCTTCAGAGTCATTAGACCCATCGGATTCTTCAACCTCGTCAGATCCATCGTTGGTGTCGGCGTCGTTGGGGGCATCAGAGTCGACCGACTCAGCTGAACCCTCGGAGTCTTCGGATGTCGCATCCTCTTCGGTAGAGACGACATCATCGCCTTCGGTGTCACTGTGCTCGATCGAGTCAGCACCGGCAGAGAGAAGAGCTTGGCTGACAAGGTAATTGACAGCATTCATCTGCTTCTCATTGAGAGTATCCAGAACATCCTGAACGGTCTCAGTATCAGTGTCGGCGTGAGAAAGGTCCCCATCGATCTCAATTTCGACGCCCGTAGTAATAAAGGCTTCGTCTGAGACCATGTCAAACTCTCCGTTACCATGAGCAATGGCAACGTTATCGATGAAAGCACCAGGGTTGGCACCACCAAGCACGAGACTGACCTCGCGGATGTTTCCCTTGATGACATCCTTGGCACGAGTCGCAGCGTCAGTTACACGCTCGACAAGTTGGTTCGCCCAAATAGAAAGGTACTTCACGTCTCCGTGCTTTACCATCTCCTTGGCGTGTTGACCGGCAGCCGTTGCATTGAAATATGCGTGACAGTAAGTACCGTCTTCACGCTTCTCAAGCTTAGCATGTCCGAGTACGTTCGTGGGCTCATCATGACCATGCTGCCAGACCAATGGTACTACATCACCATCGTTCTGATCAAAGGCGCCAGCGAGAATGATCCGCCCATCGCTGCACCTCAGATTGTTCCTAGTGGCATAGCCACCAAAATCCGCTGTTTCCACGGCGGTGTCCTTTCTGCTGGTTGAATGTAGAAGCATGATATCGCTGAGCTTCAAGTCAGGATCAATAAAATCGGCATGAGCAAAATGACTAAAATTCTTCATTGCTTCTGCCAATTGTCTTTTGGCTTCGCTCAATGCGCTTTGAATGCGAGAAACTCGACTAACGAGATCTTCGACACTCATAGAAGAAAGACTGGTCGAAGAAGATTCACTTTCCGACTTTCGCTTTGCAGCAATTTCGGCTTTATGTGTATCTCTATACTTTTTGGAAGCTGCCCGCTCTTCGACGGTAGTCTTACCGTCAGAATCTTCCCTTTTCGACTTAGCCTCGGCTTGACGCTTCTCACTCAAGGCTTGTTTGGTTTCACTGAGGGCATTAGATAAAGCGCTGACTTTTGCCTTAAGTCGAGTTACCGTAGCACTAGAAGTAGATGTCTCTTTAGAGGTCGTTGGTTGTGTAGATGATGACCCACGAGATTGAGAAGACCCCTTTGATGTACCAGTGCTCTTTTGACGACCTTTTAATTTTCTAGTTCGCATATAGTATTCATGAGCTTTTACAGGATCATAGTTTTCGGCGTTAGGCATTACACCTCGATCCCTAGTTCAGACATCTCCTTGTCTAGGGCTTTTTCTTCCTCACTCAATTCAGATTTAGAATCATTACCACTTGTAATCTGCTTATCCAAAGGCATATTACTGTTCACTAGCTGATTTGCTTGTGGTTCTTGTGAGGGCTTAAGCCCGATAGCTGGCCGAAGTTCATTCGGAGTAGCAATCTGGTTTCGACTAAGGGCGTCTGCAATATCTGCAAGCTGACTAATTGGAATCATCTTAAGCGGGGTCTGGAAGTACATAATACTCTGACCCTGAGTACGAGCAGTCTTAGTCAGAAACTTCATTGCCATACCTTCGACAATAGCATCCAAGACGGGCTCAATAGTGCGGTTCATATAGTTCAGCATTGCAACATCATCTGCTGTACCATTCATGATCTCAGCTGTCAAACCAAGCTCATTGAATAACTGAGCCTGTAGATATTGAACCTGTCCAAGAAGATTATTTTCTACAGATCGGTTCAGTTGTGTGATCTTCTCAGTACCATCTGTATATGCAATACCATAGGTACTTCCTGATAGCTGAGTCTCAATGTCAGTACGTCGTTTCTCGGCTTGGGTCTTTCTTGCTTCCGACTTAACGACGTAAGGAAGCTGAATGATAATATCTAGCTTACCCTGACTCGAGATTTCATCCACATTATCCAGCAAACTAAGCTTATGTACCAGTCGCTGGAGAGTTGAGTTTGGCTCATTCATCACAGAATAGAACGGGTTTTCAATTACGGCAACAATGGACTTAGGAACCCAAATATCTTCTTTTTGCCCAGTCTTCTCGTTGTAAGCCCGTACTTGAACATGTTGCGGCTTCCACTGAAGAACAGAGCCAATTCGCATGTCCTTAATATCCCAGTTCCCAGAACTACGAGGATCAATAGTTGTATTGACTGGCAATACTACCATGACGCCTTCTGAGAAAAGTGTAAGAGCCATGTCGCGACGAATATGACTGCCCGACTGGTCAATGTTACCTGCAACCGTCAGACATTCATTAAGACCTGATTTAATAGTCTCTTTATATTGACCATTCTCATCGACACGGACGTGTTCAATTTTAACACTTGACACATCAATTGCCAGACGAGTATAGATCGAAGAGATGATAGTTCGTTCGCTGAAGATCCGGAATCGAGGTCTATCTGGTGACGAACTAGTTACTACTCCTCCACCTGATGGAAGAAACTGCTGTGACTTACCTTCATCAGTTGAAAATGAATTCCAGGCATGCTTCAAACGATCTGTGAACCTACCCACATCATCACCTCCTCATCTATTTATTAGAAAATATAGTATCAGGGCTCAAGCTCAAGAACACGAGCCTCGAGCTTACCAAGTGCTTCCAGAAGCGTGTCAGTATCAGCAAGTGCTGCTCCAGCCACTGCAATCTCGTAACCAGTAAGATCAATTGTATCTACCGCAGCAACTGTGGCATCGTTTTCATCAACAAACTTGAAAACGTAAACCGTTTCATCATTCTTGTTAGGTAGCTGCTTAACTCCATGCAAGTTTACAAGCATTTCACACTCTCCTATTCAAATGCTTCTTTATTAAGTTTAAAAGCTATCCAAGCATCCATGAGAGCAGCAACATTATCAATCTTTTCTTCATGACGACGCTTTAGAAGCTTACGGTTACCGTTTGTGTCCTCAATCGTAATTGCATTGCCCATGCCGAAACTCATTAACTCTTCATCAAACAGAAGTAAATTTTGTTCAGACATTTTTTTGAGCTCTCCAAGAGGTACTGACTCAGTACGAGCTCCTTGAATGACCTTCTCCATGGCATATGGGCCATTCTCGAGTTCCCAACGTGTAGTGAACTCTTTGGCATTATATGGGTCGAACCCAAATGACCGAATGTCATAGTTCATTAGAAGAATATGATTATCCAAGTCCTCATAGACATCCATCATGTCTAATACCGTAGTGTCAATAATATGCAGAGACCCTTCCTCTCGAAACTGGTCATACTTAAACCGAAGAGCTCCTGGAAGGTTATGAAGAGTGTTTTCTGTAATGTAGCTTCGTGTCTTGACACCAAAAGCACCATCTCGTAATGGGAACAAGAAAGTAAATGCACAGAAATCATCGCCCTGACTTAGGTCTGCACCCATAGAAGCAGGTAAGCCTCTAAAGTCAAGATTTCTCTCAACAGGCAATGTTTCTTCATAAGTGAAGAAGTATGTATACCCCTCCATTGGAAGACCAAAACGCTTAGCCAAAATATCATTACGAGCTGCTGGTGCTTTCTCAGCCCGCTCAACATCCAAAGCATAAGTCTCATAAGTTACAGTGAGCCCTAAGTTTGGATTAGCCTTAACCCATAATGATGGATCACTTACTTCTTCAACATTGTCAAGTTTGTAATGCCAGATGGATACATGTGGAGCAAGATACTCACCTTTCAAAATATCGGCAAGCTCCATCTTAATAGTATCACCAGAACCGTTACGAACAGTACCTTCTGAACTAATAGCGATAATTAGATAATCATCAAGCTTAGATGCTCCTTGCTCAATGGCGCCTACGACATCCTCACGAAGATCTCCAGATAACCATTCGTCAATTGTAGATACTTTTGGACGAAGGCCTTGAAGTTTGTTGATTGACATAGGTCGAATTTCAAGCAATGACCCAGTCAAGAAATTCTCAACGCCCTTTTTGGTAGAAGCTAGTTTTACTCGATCCGCCTTTGACCCAGTTGTGTTCTGAATAGATCCTTCAGTAAGGAACTGGAACAAAGGTCCTGGTGCTCGAGTAATAGAAGTACGGATCGGACCCATAACCTCTTCAGCTTGCTTCATAGTTGGTGCTGTAGTAATCTGGTGAGTTGTCTCTGTGTCAATGTTCAAAAAATAACTTTGAATACATGACGCATACATTGACTTTGCAGAACCTCTAGCGGTAATG